GACTGCACCTGTCAAAGAAAATGTAATATCAGAACCCCAAATTACATTACGGGATACTACAGTCGATGTACTGGGTACCTGAATTGCATACACATGTTGGGTGCTTGAGCTACTATTTGCTTGATATTTTTGAGATGTAATATTTTGACCAGATTTGAAAACTGCAAAGTCTAAAGAATCTGAGATATCAAGAACTGTATCTTTTACGCTAAGAGGTTTGATTAATTGAGACATATTCTATATTATAACTAACTAAAAAAAAACAAAAAAATAAAAAATTTATAAAATTAAAAATTATGAATCTATATATTTATTTACATTCTACTATTATATGTTTTCTTGCGAAGTAGAACTAATAGATTTGCGCTTGCTCCAGCGTCTATATACATATCATGATCAACACCATATTTGTCTCTCCATTTAACTTCAAGAGATAATTGATTAAGAGAAGCACCACCTAATAAATCTACTAATCTATACTCTCCTGCGGGTGTATAAAAAACATTTTGATTAGTTGCTTCAACACCAGACACAAGAGGAACAATAAAGTCAGTTAGTACTTTTGTAATTGATTGTTGCTTATATATATTACCTTGAGTGGTTGGATCAACAATATTCAAGTTTTGGGGTTGACCGGTTAATTGTGATTCTATAGGGATAATTGTAGAACTAAAGACCCATGATTGAATAGGTGTCCAAGTTTGAACACTACTAATTTGTTGAACATAAGTTAGATATTCACCAAGTGGTTGAGAAGTACCTTCAAAGAGAATATTAGTATCCAATAAGTATCTACATTCTGCAGATTCTGGATATAAGGAACTATTTCCAGAATTAGTAGGATAATATTTAAATCTAAATGTATTCATTAAATTATATAATGGTTGATTAAATGCTAAATACCATTTGGCATTTGCAGGTGCAGAAGTTCCTGAAGGTGGTGAAGTAGATTGATTATACACTATTTTGGCTTCTACTGAATCCCATTGGAAATATGGAAGTTTAGTCCAAGTAGCTCCACCAATAGTACTTAAAGCGGTTTTGATAGCATCATTAATCATACGACAAAATGTATCAACATATTTAATGTAAAAATATGGATTGTTAAACAACTCTTCTTTATCTCTTGGATAGTTTAGAACTGCTTCTAAATTTAAATTTACAGTTTCAGGTATAAATATTAAAGTTGTTGTGTCTCCTGCTTGAACATATGATGTTGTTGTTTCAAAATATTCAAATGGATAAGATAGCATAGATGATGAATTATAATTAGACATTGGATCAATATAATTATTAACTGGATTTAGAGTTATACGATTGATAGGTGTTAAAAGATTAACACCACCAAATACATTTGATAATAGAATATAATCATTAGAATCAACACCTATAAGACCATTTAATAAAGTTATGTTTCCTAAACTATTTTTAAGAAGTTGAACTAATCCAACAGGATTAAGTAAAATGATATATGTTTCATTATTAAGATTGTTATAGACTGCATATAAATTAGAACCATCAGTCCATAAAGAAGATGGATTAGGATTAGAAGATTCTACTAAAGAATTATCTATAGTTTTAGTTAAGGATGGAGAACCAGTTGCATCCCATTGATTAATTACATTTGATACATAAGATATTGGATCATTAGATACTGCATTAACTATACAATAAGAGACATCTGCTGGAGTAAATGAATATACTACATCTCCAGTTAAATCATCAATAGCCTGATATTCTCCACTAACTCTATGAATTAATAAATATCCATTTACATCAAATCCTAAAAATCTTTCAATAAAAAAGTTTGGATATGTATATATAAAAGAATTTAAATCTCCTATTAATAGTGTTCCAGTTGAATTAGTACGATATATATAATAAGGACTAGTGATACTTAACCAATTTGAGCTTCCAGCATTTCCTTCTAATACTGGTGTTCCATTACCTAAAGTAAATGAATAAAAATTAGTGGAACCATCACCCAATAATATATATGCTATTAAAGTATTACCAAATGAAAGAATGGTATTATAAACCAGATTACCAGTAGCTGGATTAGGAGTAACATTATAGGTTGTACTTAATGTCCAAGTTGAAGATCCTGCTCTAATATAGGACTGAATAAAAGTTCGATTTACAGAACCATTAACATAAACGCAAGCCACATATAAATTGCCACTATTATCACTACAAATAGCACCTATACTTTGAAATGTAAAACCAGATGGAGCGGACGGAACTTGTACTGATTGTACCGGAATACCTGAACCATTTTGAAACATATAAACTGCATCACCATTGGTCATGTAAATTGTAGGTGAATCGTTTAATGTATCACTTGTTGCTAGAAGGGGTGAAACATTTTGGAAAGGGCTTGAAGATACAACCTGATATGTTGGTTCAATAGATAATAAAGTATCAATATTAGAATTAGATACAGAAAAATATATATCAGTTGTAGTATCTGAATTAGATGATAATTCATTAAGAGTTACGTTTGAAGTATAAGCAATTCCGGCGACAGTATTTTTATCACTTGGAGAATCATAAAATGTACCTAATACATTCCATGTATTAGATCCTGTTCGTTCTGCTTTACTATATTTAATAGTGTTGTCAGAATTATTAACAGTGCCAAAATAGAAATCTCCATTACTTTTATTAGTAGTTAAATATTTATAAGATTCACCAGAAGCCGGAGAAAGAGTTAATAGAACTTGATTAGTTACTTTATCAAATACTTTAATAATACCGCCAGAAATAATATATATAGAACCATTACCACTTGTATCTAATCCATTATTTACGTTATCATAATCAACAGATGCACTATTATCTGGGGGGAAATTTATATTAATTGTTTTTAGAGTTCCAAAATCACCAGTTTTATATATACCTAAATAATTTTTACCAGCACTACTAACAAAACCAAAAGTATCATTTAATTGTGTTGTAGTTTGAACATCATACATTAAAGCTAATTGATAATCTGTTAAACCTGTAAAGGCTTCAACATTAGGTTTAATTTGGATATCAGGGATAAGAACTGGAAGATTACTTTGTAAGTTCCATCTTATAATAGATAGATAATAATCATTACTTTTATCTATAATGGGTGCCTGCTTAACTTGATTAAACTTTAAAGTTCGAGGAGATGTGTTATTAGGAGTATATTCATTAAACAACCCCATATTGAAATACTCATGAGTTGGATCATTATCACTATATACATATTGATTGTAATTTTGCTGTAATTGTTTTAAACTTATTGCCATTATATAATATATGTATATTAAAAAAATTACAATTTATAAAATAATAAAATATGAGAAATTATTTAATACATTTATGTATCTATTAAATAATGATTATAAAGTTAGTGAGGCTTTAGAATTTATGAATGAATTAATATAATATTATTACAAAAATTAATATAATCTATATTATTTACAAGATTTAATATAATCTATATTATCTATAGTGAAAAATTTTAAAATTATTACATATTATTAATATAAATTACATTATTTTATATAAAAATCTTATTATATTATTTACATTTTATAATATAATGTATATTATTTACAAACTTCTTTTATTCTACAATCCAGACATTTTTCATTTCTTACTATACTTGTATATGACCCCCCACATCCTTTACAATATGTATATGTATCATCCTCTTCTGAGCTATCCATATTTATTATCACACCATTAGTTAATTTATTATTATTTAATTCATCTGATTCGGTTGAGTCATCTGATTCTGATGATGATACATCTTCTTCTTTTACTGTTAGTGGGTCTTCTTCTACTTTTACTTCTTCTTCTAATTTCTGTATTTCTTTAGTCATAACTGCTAGATGTATTTGTAATGCTAAGAATAAATTAAAGTTAGTATCAAGACATTCTTTTAGATCTCTCATATTCTTTAATAGTAGTTCTCGACATCTTCTAAATTTTTTATCTGTATCAACAATTGATTCATATTTTTCTATTTCATTATATTTTTTTTTATAAAACATTTCATCAATTGTTTTCATTAGTTCTTTTGTATTAACTAAAAGTTGTTCGACCTCGTTTATCCGCTGTAATTCTTCCATAATATAATATAGATTTAGATTTTTTTTTAAAATAATATAAATCTATATTATATAATGAATTTTATATGCGATTATAATATGGGCAAGATAAATGAAGATAAAGTTTTCAATATGATTAGAAAGTATTGGAGTGATAGACAAATAAGTAAAGCAATTGATGCATATTCTAATTATGATTTCTATGATTCTAAATATAAATATGAATTGAAGAGTAGAAGATGTGATCATGATAAATATCCAACAACATTGATACCTGAAATGAAATGTCATAAGCGGACTTATTTGTTATTCTTATTTAGTGATGGTTTGTATTATATAAGATTTAGAAAGAATCAATTTGAAAAATATGATAAAAAAATGTTTGTAAAAGATAGAGAAGATAAAAAAGATGTATGTAAATTTTATTATTATATACCGGTTGAAGATTTAAAGAAGGTTGAAATAAATAATGATAATATAAATAATGATAATTATATCGTTGAATTTGATTAGGGTACTAATTGTGAAACGATACTATCATAATCAAATCCGGTAGTATTTTTTATTTCGTTAAATAATTTAATGTAATTCGATAGAGATTGATTATATTTCATAATTGATATTGCCCTACAAATACAATGTCTACCACATGTAGCAACATCCTCTTTTTTATTCTGAAAGATTTTAGAATTATATATAATATCATAACCCTCCTTTTCTGCTTTTTTTAATAGAGGAGTTAAATAATCTGTTGAATCAATTGATTTCTTTTTTATCCATTTTAAAGGTTCATTTATTGGATATCCATATGAGTCGTAGCTCTCTATTGTTGGTTTCTTTGTTTCTTCATCAATATATTTAGATAATAATGTCCAATGTCCATAGTTGGGGCTAGACTCCCATATTATAACCACTATATCTTTTTTATGTGGCATTAATTCGTCAATTGATTTATAATCTTTTAGTTCTTGATGTGATATAATCTTAACATCATCACCTAAATATTTTTTAATATCTAAATCAGTTAATGCTTTATAATTATTATGTTCTATCTCTCCTCTATTCATTCCAGAACCTTCTAGAGTATGAAGATATTTATTTAATATTTTAAATTGTTTTATTGCATTCTGTTCACTCATCGGCTTCTTGCTAAATCGTCTACCTGTTTCTAAATTCTCTACAAAATAACCATCTTTATTTTTTATAATTTTAAATGGCATTATATAATATTACCATCTATTATTTTATTTTTTATTATATTTTTTTAACTTTCTTGTCATCATTCCACCTTTTTTTTGTGCTTTAATTTTTTGCAATAAATTATCATATTGTTCAACAAACATTCTCGCTTCATCAATATAATCATCATCACCTCTATCTTCTAAATCTTGTATTAATTCATTAAATATAAAAATACCATCCATTAATTTTGATAGCATGTCTGTTTTACTAAATTTTTTTAATATATCTTCATTATATTTTGTTATTTTTTCAATATCTTTTATTAATTTATCATTTATTATTGATGTATCTGATTTTGAATCTACTAATAATCCGTTTAATATTATTATTATTAATGGAGATTTTATGTCATATTCTATTATTAATTTTTTTATATCTTGTAAATTAAATTTAAGTTCTTTTGGTAATGTTTCTTCTAATTTATTAATAACATCTATTATTTCATCATCTTCTTCTTCTAATTTTTCATATTCTTCATTTATTTGATCTAAATATTCTAATTGTAAAAATATAGTCCTAAAAAATTCATAAACTTTTTTTTGATCTTCCGACATTTCAATGTATTTATCATCATAATTAAGATTAAAATAATCTACTATTTCTTTATTTGTTTTTTTAAATATTTTAGGGGGGAAATCCACATATTTAGCTAATATTTCTCTTGCAAGTTGTTTTGTATATTCTTCTCCATTTATAATAATTCTATTACCGCTTTTATTAACTGATACTTCAAGTTTACCTTTATTTTGTTGTCGTTGTGGCTGTGATTGCTTATATATTTGTAATTCTTTTAATATAGCTTTTGGTTTTGGTTTTGGTTTTGGTTTCGATGCTTCTTTAAATTTCTTTTCTGTTTCCTCAAATTCTTTCTTTTGTTTAATATCTTTTTTATCTTGTTGTTTTGCTTTCTTTAATAATTCTTTTAATTCTTTTTTTAGATTTTTAGGTTGTTCTTTTGGTTCTTCTTTCTTAAACAGTTGTTGTAAATCTTTACCAATTTTCTCATAATCAACATTTTTATTTGCGAAATATGGTTCACCATATAATTTATATTTATTAACTAAAGAACCAGTATTTACAAATAAATTATTATCTAATATATTTTTAAAAGTATTCTCATATTCATTTTTAATTTTTTTATATTCATCACTATCTTTTCTAGCGAAATGTAATTCACCGATACTTCCTTTTTTAAATAAACTATTATTTAATAAATAATAATGTATTAAATATTTTTTATCATTATCTATATTTTTATTTAATATATCAAGTAATGGATTATAAAATCCCACTTCATTAATCATACGATTATATGTTGTCCATGTAGGAACAGATGAAGCATACTCCAGTCTAATTATATGAATATTATCAAAATATTTTTTATAAGTCATATATGCCCACAATAATAAGAAACTTTTTTCTGTATATCCTTTTCCTCTAAATTTATCCTCTGTTCTAATATATCTTATAGTTAATAATTTTTTATCTAAAAATGTTGTGATATGTGCAATATGCTGTTTAATTTCATTAATATTAGCTTCGATTATATGTTCTGATAATGATGATTTATTATCAACTTTAACATCCTTAAATTTTATTAAATTTTTAAATTTTAATTGTATAACTTCTGGTTTTTTTAGTTGATTATCTATTACTGTATATTTTTCTATATCTTCTTTCTTTTTAGGTTGTTCTTTAGGTTTCTGTTTAACTAACTTATCTGTCTTCTCAATTAGTTTTAACATTTCTTGATGTTTTTCATCTTCTTTTTTATATCTTTCTTCATCTCTTTTTATTCTTTCTATTATATCTTCTTTTACTTTTTGTTTTTCTTCTAATTTAGATATCTGTTTATTTACTTCTTTTAACATTAATATTAATTTATTTACATCTTTTATTTTTTGTTTATAATTATCTACAAATGATTTATCTTTTTTCAATTTTAAATCATATTTTAATTCTTCATTCATGTCCTCTAATTCTGATTTATATTTTTCTATCTCTCCTCTTAATGCCCCTCTTTGTCCTATTAATTCTTTTAATGGATCTTTTACTTTTTTCAGTTTTGGTTTTTCCGTAACTATCTTTTTTGGTTTTGTTTCTATATATCCTTCATATACATTCATAAAAGATTTTATGATATCTATTAATTCCTGTTTAGTTCTATTTGTAAATGCTATCTTTAATTCTTTATTATATGTTTTTATAATCTGTATTAATTGTGGTTTGGTTAGATCTTCTAAATTTACCATTATATATTATTATATTATATTTTTATTTCTCTACAAACATATTTGCCCCAGAATGGCTTGCAATACTCAATAATCTTTTTATATGGTAGGTCTTCTGATGTTAATACTCCTTCATTCTTATGTTTTAATAAATATTCTATAAATGCTAATACTGATATAGATACTTGTAATTGTGTACAATTAGAATGACATTTTTTATTTAATAATTTCATTGTCTGTTTATTTGTTAATACTGAACCACACCAATATACTCTACCATCATTAAAAAAGACACAAGCCCCGAGAGAGTCATAACCATCTTTATTTATAATATCTTCTTGATATAATGGAATGTGCTTAGTAGGTTCTTTATAATTATTCTTTTTCATTAACTCTAAACATTTCTGAGATATAGGACAGGAATCATATACATAAGTTATAATTGGAGTATAATTCTTAGTTGAAAATAAATCTGACATTGATATAACTTCATTATGTGTTATCATTCTACCTTTAATCTTTTCTACTTTATCATCTGGTGTAATTATATATGATTCTGTAAAACAATCCATAGAATGCTTATCTGGATTTATATACATGTGGGGATTATATTTTGATTTATGATATTCTGGCGATGGTTGAACTGGTGATGCTATAAATGATGGTGATAAAGCTTCAGAAATTAGACCAGCAGGTGACCAAGTATTATGCATACAACTCTTTGTCGGTTTATAATGAGTTTCTTGTGTATCTTTTTCTGCACAATGAATCATTTTAACGGTTTTAGATGCAACATATGCCCATTTATTTTGTTTAATATATTTTAATAAATTTGGTTTATGATCTTTACAATATTGATATATTGCTTCCATCGTTAAATTAGAGATAGCCCCAGGATTAGCCCCTCCACTTTCTACAATTGATATTTTAGATTTAACTTTTTTGATTGATTTTTCTAATTGAATATTCTGATAATATAATGTTCTTTTCTCTGGATTTCGTATTTCATCTTTTTTATATTCTTCAATCGAGGTATTAATATACAAACACTTATTCTTTCTAGCTATATTTATAATCTTAATAGAATCCGTATCAACTGTTAAATCAACGCATAATGTTTTATCATTCATTAATTCATTTAATATCTCATCTTGATTATCTTCTGTAATATGCTTTTTGCAGTGGATTAATTTAGGTATAATTTTATAAATATATTCTGGAATATCTTCTGGACATAGAATTATAATTTCTTTTGTTTTTAATAGTGGGTGTTTCTTTTTATGTAATAACTCAATTAATGATCTTTGGATAGTTCCACAACCAAGTAATAATAATCTATTTATCATATAATATATACTTATATTATATAATGGTAAAATTATTAGAATTATTTAAAGGGACGGGGTCTGTTGGTAAAGTTGCTAAAGAATTAAATTGGGATGTTTTAAGTTTAGATTTTGATAAAAAATTTAATCCTGATATTAATTCTGATATTCTTAAATGGGATTATAAAACATATTCTAAAGATAATAATTATATACCTGATTATATATGGGCTAGTCCTCCATGTAATACATTTTCTAAGTTAGCGTTTATTCATAAACATAGAGATACTAAAACAGGAATACCTATTAGTGATAAAGCAAAAGAAGGCACTAAAATTTTACATAAAACATTACGTATTATTAATTATTTTAAAAAATTAAATCCTAAATTAAAATTTATAATTGAAAATCCTAGAGCAATGATGAGATTAGACAAAAAAATGCAAAAATTATCAAGAGAAACAACATTATATTGTTTATATGGTGATGAAAGAAGAAAAGAAACAGATTTTTTTCATAATATTAAAAATGGTTTAGATATAAAAAAATGTAATGATTGTCCACATGAAAAACATATTGATTTTATTACTATTGGTCCTAAAAAAGATCGTATAGTTATACCACCAGAATTAGTTAGACATCTATTGAATAGATTTATCATATAATATATATTTATATTATATAATGAGTAAAAAAGAAAAAGAAGCAGTTCTGAAAATGAAGCCATCGGCATATCGATCGATGTTAATGGGTAAATATAACATGACAGAAAAGTCACCTAAGAAGACTAAAGATTTATTAAGATGGAATAAATTAGAGGAATGGCTCAACTTAAACGCGTTGATTGATATGGATATTGAATTACCATGTGGTCAAAAATATAAAGGACAAAAAGATAAGACTGTGTGCAGACCAAAATATAAAGCCAACAAATTGACACCGATGCCCCTTGCATACGATCTAACAGAAAAGGAGATTAGAAAGGCAATTAAGAAGAAGAATAAAGGAGAAAGAATTAAATGGTCAGAATTATAAAATATAGATATATAATATATGTTAGAGTTCTATTTAGAACCATCAGATAAAAAGACTAAGAAGTGGATGGTTTCATATATTAATCCAAAAACTAAAAGGGTCAAGACGATTAATTTTGGAGCTAAAGGTATGAGTGATTTTACTATTCATAAAGATAAAAAAAGAAAAGAAAGATATATAAAAAGACATAGTGGAATGGGAGAAGATTGGAATGATCCGGAAACTGCCGGATTTTGGAGTAGGTGGATATTATGGAATTTACCAAGTTTAAAAGCATCTATAAATGATACAGAGAAACGATTTGATATTAAGATTCATTTGATTGAATAGATTTATATTATATATTTAATATAATATAAAATTATAATTTGAAATTTGTAATCTTAAAGATTTCTGATACATATGGTTTAAAATCTTCCATATATCTTTTTAATTCATCTCTTTCTTCTTTATCTTCTAGATATTCACTAGATTGTTTCATTTTAATAAAATCCCAAAATTGAAATAATCTTTCATAATTTGGATTATTTAAACAATCTAATATTAATTGATTTATTTCTGTATCATGATCTAATTTCTTAGGTGTTGCTGATGAATTATAAATTATATATTCTGTATTTATATTTAATTCTAAACTAATACCTTTTATATTATCTATCTTCTCTTTTTTCATTTTAGTTATTTTATCTAATGGTTCGAGCATCATTACTCTAACTTTACTATGATCTAATACTGCTATATATGTCTCTTCACATTCCTGTAAATTCACAAAGCATTTAGTTTCTGATTTTACAATGTAGGGAACTCCATAAATATATACTATTTTTTGAACCATTTTATTATAATTATATATATTAATATTTCTTTAAGTAATTTTTACTCAAAAATATATTTAAGTAATTTTATTATTTATTTCTCAACAACCACCGTAGAGTTAGATTTAAATTTATCTGCTAATTTATGATATGCAGAAATTAGATGTTTAGATTTACTATAATATGTATATTCTTTATCACATACTTCACATTTATATTTTTTATCTTTTTGTTTAGCCATGAAATTTTTATTATATTTATTTTGATCATATTTCTTTTTAGTTTCAGTTTCCATTATTATATAATATACTATTATATAATAATTTATTTTTAAATGTTTTTATATTAAATAATTCTTTTTTTATTTTTTTTTTTAGGTTCGCTTGTCTTTGGCAAGCCTGCGCGAAGGCTTTTAGCCGAGCGTTCTTCTTCTGGTATTGGTTCCATATACTTATATTTAATTAGTTCATCTTCTAATTCTTTATAGTTCCATCCATATTTATTTCCTATCTTCGTTCTTTTTTTTTCAATTGATTTATATTTTTTTAATTGTATTGCAAATAATGTATTTGATACTTCTATTTTTATTCTATTAGCTTCTAAATAGTCTGAATATAAATTGTAAAATGTCTGAGCCTTAAATAATTCCTCTTCTTTATTATCTTTCTTAAATATTAAATATTCTAAAAATGTTGCTATAATTGGTATATTGTTCTCTTTTAAGTCTTTATTGAATTCTGTTTCAGGTCTGTTATTTGTGAAATCATAATCATCACTTTCTAAAGATATCAGAAAATCATAAAATGCTTTATTATATTTTTTTGATTTCATCTCTTCTATTAATTTTGTAAAATATTCATTATTGTTACATATATCATCATTACATTTTATTGCTAAATATCTACGATCATTAACATCTATCTTTATAGGATTATCATTGTTAGTAAAAAATATATATGTTATATGATTTTTATTTTTGTATATCTTTGTTCCTTTTTGATTTATTTGATTAGTTGGTGATGTTATCGCTCCTTTTATCTTCTCTACTAGTTCTAATGTTTCTTTATACGATGTTTCATTTATTACACATATAATCTTATTAGCCATATCAGGATTAAAGTGTCCAAATAATAACTGAGGATTAGTATCATTAAAATAATACTCACTTCCTAAAATGTCATTACCAAACCAATTAAAGAATGTATCTTTCCCTGCTCCTTGAGATGATTTAAATATTAAAGCTGTATTTGTTAATTTAGAGGGATTCTTTACTTTACGAGATAATACCATTAATACATAATTAAATACTGCTTCATCATTACCACATAAATTTTGTAAGTGTTTATATATTAATGATTCTTTTATATCTGTATTATTAGATTCTAATTTTGATACTTCAAAACCTTTAAATGTATTATATACACCATCAGGAACTTCTTGAATAGGTAAAAAGTCTATATAATTATATGTTTTCATATTTGGATCTGTTAACCATTTTGATATGAATGATTCTTCTTTATCTTTTTTTATATATAAAATATTTTGATATTTAGTTACAAAATCTGTCTTATTATTTAATATTAATTCTCCATCATCTTTTATAGTTGCAAACATTACGGGATTCATTAATTTAAAGTTATTCTTCTCAAATTCTTCTTTCTTATATTCATATGAATTAGGATCTATATCCTTCTTTAATTGTGCATCATCTAATAAATCTATTAAATCTTCATTCATTTCTTTATGTACTAATTTAACATTGAAACCAATATTATCTTTTATATTTTCTTCTAAATTTTTAATCAATTCATTTAAATCTTTTACATTCTCTCTAGGTATCATTATACCATCTGAACATAATGAACATATATTATTCTTTATTATCTTATTTACTTTACAATATAAGTATATATTCTCAAGTATTCTACATTCATATTCTTGAAGATAATATGACATACATGATGACTCGTAATCATAATCATCTTGTTCTTTTAATATTTTATTCTTTTCTACTTCTAAACATAAATCTTTATTTATACTTATAATTTCTGACTTTATATTACTAATCTGTGTATGTAATTCATTTAAATATTTATATAATTTAGTTGTCTTATCTACTTTTAATTTGTTATCTGTTATGAATTTATTAACACTACCACCATATATTAGTCTTATGAATAAGTTTTTTGTTTGTTCTTTTGTCGTATTCCATTCTTTTGTTACTTTTGATACTATTTTATCTCTATTAGTTACATATTCATCAATTTTATCACAATCTTTATTATTTGACTTACATATTTGATTTAATAGTACATAATGACAATTTTGTATATCGATATCATAATAATATTCATCATATAAGTTAGTCTTTGTATTTATCCATTTGCAAATTGTGTGTCTTATTTGTCTTCTTGTTTGTGACAAAGATATTCCATTTAATGGAGAAACTCTTCCAAATGTCATTCCTCTTGTCTTTTTATAAGTTATTCTTAATAGTTTATTTTTAATTCCTAATTTCATTTTATTTAATATATTAGTTTCATTCCATTCTTCACTGTCTTCTATTAAAGTTGAATTTAATAGTTTATCTAATAAATCTTCATTTATTCTATCTATGCATACTATTCCATCAAGTGCCGATTTATAGGGAGATAAAGTAAGAGCTATTTTAACAGGTTCCATTTATATATATTATATTTAGGAAATATTTTCTTAAATAATTTATACTTTTTATATATTTTTGTAATTTTTACTTAATAATCTTTAAGAAATCTATAAATAGACTATACACCTTTTACCCTACTATACACCCATTAAAAAGTATATATGTCTAATAAATATATATATATTGGTGTAGGGTGTATAGTATATTATAAATTAATATATAATAGAAAATAGACAATATTTATAGATAAAATCATAAGAAATATAATATATTTTATATAAGAATTTGAAACATAGTATACACCATCAACCATTATACATCTTTGTATGCTTATTACTTTTTATAGGTGTATAGATATTTTAACCATTTTCAACGTCTCCTTCTTCATCATCAGAAGGTTCATAAGTTTTGTCAGAGTCTGCACAAGAATCATCAGAGCTATCATCAGAACTAAATACATCATTAGTATCTATTGTAGTGATTAATATAAGATCATCTTTATCAATAATTTTTTTATCAACTAATATATTTTTAATATCCTTAGTGTCTTTTTTAAACATTTGAGAATTATTTTTAATAAAATCAACAACTTTATTAATTCTATCATCAGTATTCTTTTTATCCAAGCGTTCTTTGTGTAATTTGCTTGTTATATGTCTTTTATTACTTTCATTATAGGATATTCCACATACACATTTGATGACAGTCATGATATATTATATGATATTATAAATAATTTTGTCTAGTAAATATTGGTTTCTTTTCAGGTATTAGTATAGGGTCAGAAGATTTCATTATTGATGGTGAATTTTCTGTATTTAATAACAATTGCTTCTCTTCAGTCGGTGTAGATGGCTTTGATGTTTTCATGTCGATATCAATAAGTCCATAACAACATCTAGAATGTCTCAAATGCCCTATAAATGATGATAATAAAGCAATTAGACTAATAATTAGATTTATATATTCTAAATCCATAATAAATATATTATTATCTTATATTATAATATAATGAATATTGGAAATGTCGGATTATCAAATAAAACCGATGGTTTGTATCTCGGTTTAGTAAATCTATCAATTGATGTATCAAATAATGCTGTTTTATATTCACCAAGTGGTTATGACATATCTGGTAATCCAGATTTTAAACATAAATCAAATACAGGTATCATATCAGTAGGCAATGATTTATCATATACATCAGCAAGTCCTATAGGTATTGAAACAGCAAATAATGATAATGAATTTTTTACAGGTATTCTAGCACAAAATAAGAACTCATCTGATGGTAGTTCAACACATCTATTAATTACAAATGATTTAGGTTCAGATTACGCTTTTTATGGTGGTTTAGATATGTTCAGTTCTAATTCAACAGTTCAATATGATCAATTTGGAACAATGCCAAATGCATTAGGTTTATCATCACAATCATCATCTATAGTTATAACACCAAATGCTGGAAATAGTGAAAATCAAGCACAAAATAATAATATTATATTAACATATTATAATGGAACAAAAGCATTAATATTAAATAATGAAGGTAGATTGATTATAGGTGCTAATAATCCTAGTTATTCTGGTGATACTTATGGTGGAGATGATGGTGGAGTTAATAATGTATTAACTAGCAATGGAGCACAAGGATTAATATGGACACCAGCAGGTGGATATAATAGTTATTGGAATGTATTATATGAAAATGGTGCTCAAACATCAAAAACAGGAAATAATACAATTCCTATAACTTTATTTGAAAGATTAGGACAAGGTAATATAGTTCCAAATCTAAGAATGTTATTCAAATGTCTATTTAATTTCTCAATATCAAATGCAAGTCCAAATATTACATTTAGATTAATTCAAATAGAAGCTGGGACAGAAACAGTACTTCAAACATTTATACAGTCATTTTCTAGAAATGGGCATCATAGTTATCCTATAAATTTTGATTGGGTGATGACTGGTGATTATACTCTATCATTTAAAATAATTGCTGAGATATCTGCTGGAACTATTTCAACCGATACAACAGATTATTATAGCGTCATCGTTGATGAATTACAACCATCTCCTTAAGTATTTACAAACCTATTTAAGGAAAATAAAATTTTTTAATACATATATTTATTAAAAAATTAGCAGATATCAATAAAAGCAATCAAAGTGGTTGTTGTAGCTGATAATAATTTCAGACGAATAGATGATGCTGAGCAAGGTATTGAGAATCCAAAGTCACCGGCAGATAATGTATATTGATATTGTGTTGTGTAAAATGTAGTAGCGTCATTTGAGAACTGCACAGCAATAACAGCATCTTCAGTAGATGAACCATAACATGATAGAACTGTATTACAATAACTAGATAAAGAAGGAGTAATCGCTGAGCTTGTTTCATTTTGCGCTACTTGTACACCTTGCCATACATGAGCAGTTAAGCGTTGATTGTTTAATAGTGAAAAAACATCGGTTGATACAGATCCAGAAACAACTACAGATTGTCCACTTATGTCAACAACAACTGTCTGTCCACTTATGTCAACAACTTGTCCACTAATATCAACAACTTGACCACTAATATCAACAACTTGTCCACTAATATCAACAACTTGTCCACTAATATCAACAAGAACTGTCTGACCACTAATATCAACAACTTGACCACTAATATCAACAACTTGTCCACTAATATCAACAACTTGTCCACTAATATCAACAACTTGACCACTAATATCAAAACTACCACCAACAAAGACACTACCATTTTGATTTAGAGGTCCAGCAATAGTTACAAGACCAACAGAATCTTGTTGATAAATATTAGTAGATTTTAAAAGACATTGAAGACTTAATGATGTTTGATTAATATTATCTTTATTAAATAATACAACTTTATAATATCTCATTTTAGGTTCAAATCTATAAAATAATGTATCGGCAGATACAATATCATTTGAATAAGTTTGTGTGAATTCGTCACTGACTCCATCTGGAGAAAAGACTAAACTAAGATCATATGTAGAATCACAATTTACAGAAATTTCAATTAATGCAAAGTTTAAACAACTACTATATCTACCTATAAATGATTCACCTTCTAGAATAGGAACTGTAGAACTATTGAGATTATCATAATGTCCACTATTTGAATTTATCGAACTCATATATATATTTATATTATATAATATTTATTTTTTAATCTCTTTTAATGTAATCTTTTTGTTGTGATACAGAATGAGCCATTTTGTTTGCATCATCCTTCATTTCATCTTTAACATCTTTATATTTATCAGACAAATAAATATGTCTTAACATACTACTAGATATTTTTTTACCAAATATTTTATTAAGTCGTCTTGTTAAACTATTATCACTAACTAATCTATCACCATTAAATTTAACTAGTAAAAATTCTCCACCATCTTTCTTATATTTTAGATACTTCTTGATAATATCAATTAATTCAGCAGGGACATCTATAATTTGTTGCCCATATGTCTTTTCAGTCTTATAATTATTAAATATAAATTGTTTATTCTTCATGTTTAACCAATTATATTTATCATCTAATCCCTTACCATCTTTACTTACCTTCATCATGATGTAATCTTTATTTCGTCTTGGAGGTGATAAAACGTATAATCCTAAAATTGTAGTATCTAATAAGTTGTCATATTGACTTTCAGATATATTTTTAGGAAATTTATTTAATTTTTTCAATTCATCAAATTTAGCCTTCACTTCATCCCATTTAATCCAGTTCTTATCTTGGGTTTCAGTCTTCTTATTCTCTTTTGCACCATCTTCTATCTTCTTATTCATATCAATCATGAGATCATAATATTTCTTATATAAATCGTTGCCAAGATTCTTAAGAACAGACACTATAGCAATAATAACATTTCTTTGAGTAGTTATTTTGTATCCTTTTATCTTATCTAATATCTTTTTTGGATTCTCAAGATATTTAAAGTTGACAATTTCTCTCTTATCATTTAAGTTTTTTAGTATCGATAAATAAAGTTTTATACTTTTTTCACTTAACTTTTTATCTTTTAGTTTTTGTATAATATCTGCTTCCATTATATATTATAATAATATAAAATATATTTTTTTTATATTATTTCAAAAAAATAATCTTAAACATCTAAATTTGCAAGCATAAACAAATCTCTCTCAGTCATTACACAATTAGGAAACTGTTTATATACAGTCGCCCATCTGGTATCTAAAGTTTTTATATATTTTATCTCTTTACTATCTATTCCAATATATGACTCTAAAACATAGTTAGTAGCCCGATTAGATCCTCTTGGAAAGTATGTAAATGTATGGCATTCATTTAACATATCGCGAATATAGGGCTTATTTGGATAATGTACAATTAAAAACACTGATGTATTAGTATGTCGTCCGGTTGTTAAACATTCATTTATAAATTTGAATACCTGTTCTTTTATTCCTTTATCTTTTATCATCTCCACATCGTCAAACACTAGAAGAGAGTCTTTTACATCATCAATAGTTAATGGTTCACTTATCCAAGTGTCATTTAAAGCCACTCGTTTTACTACTTTTTCATCTATTGATTTATCTTCACCTAAGACACTAAAAAAATAAATAGGACGTTTCTTATATGCTTTTCTATAATTTTTAATATATTGATTTACATAGTAACTTTTACCAGAACCACTTGCACCAACTATTAGCCCTACATCTCTTTCTCTAGTAATGTCTGGATATTGCTCAAAAGTACAATTAGCTGATAATATAAGTTTATCAAAATAATTAATTTTCTTTAATCCTTTTTCTTTATCTGTAACTCCTTTTCGATAATTAGAATCTAGATATACAAGTTCATTATTATTATCACCTCCTTTAATCTTACATATTACTCTTCCCCTCTCTTGGATGTTAAATGCCATTCGTATATATAGAATTAGATTATATTATTTTTATAAAAACATTCTTTCAATGACATCAGAAAATACCCCCGACCCTTCAAACTTCTTAAATCGTTTCCTCTGAAATTTCATTGCCTTACCGACCGGAATTTCAAAATGCTTATAAAACTTCAATGCTTCACCATTATATAAATTTTCATAATCAGCAACTATATCATCTATCTTATTTGGATCTAAATCTTTAAGACCTATATTACTCAAAAACATTCTAACTCTATCATCAATACCGAAATTATCTATGTATATTTTACATGCCATAAGATAATTAGCGAGCTGGTATACTTTCCCAACATAACTATTAAAAAAGTTAGAGATTCCAATAATAACATTAAGATTAGGTGGAGATTGTAATTTAGAGGCTACCATAAATCTCTTTAATGATTTATAATATTTACCTTCGTCATATTTTTCTATTTGATCTTTAATTAAATCACTACCATAAAATACATTATAATCTTCTTTTGTATCTTCAATTTTCTCAAAAAAGTATATACAACTAACTTCCTGAAAATTTCCACCATTAAATTGTAATAAATCTATTTTACATATATCAATTTTATCAGCATTATAATGATCTTTAAAGAATGAACCATTAACATCATCAAGTTTATAAAATTTAAATTTATCATCAGGCTCTACATTTTGCAATTTAAATTCAATAAAAAAAAGATTAGGTGTCTTTGAAATTCTATCAAATATTTTTTTAAATTGTCTTTGAACTTCATTAAATCCTTTTGGCTTAATATCTATAACACATATCATGTCAATATCTGCAGGATAATTTTGACTTAATAATGAAGATGTACCGACAACTCGCGGAATATTATTTTTATATTTTAAAACAGAATATAAATAATTGTTTTGTTTATCTAATATTTTTTCATCTAAAACATTTGGAACTGACATTAAATAATATAATATATATTTAGATTATATTATTTTATAATTATATATTTATTCTAAATCATCCTCATCTTTTCCTAATCTAAATGCTCTTCTAAAATCCCTATATTTTTTTTCAGCAATTGCTTGTTGTTGAGCCTTTGCAACATCTCTTGCCTGTTTAGCAGATTTTGTTTTTGGTTTAATTCTAGCTAAAGCGTTCATGTATTCGTCTTCAGTTGGTTTTATTCTCAAAGCAAGAGAAATATCATTAAATGCTTTTTGTGTATCTAATCTTTCATCTGGATTAACAGCTGCATATGATTCTATTGCTTTACGTAATGATCCTTTAATTCTTGGTTCTGGTGCTGGTGCTGGAGCTGGTGCTGGTGCTGGTGCTGGTGCTGGTGCTGGTTTAGGT